ATAATTACCTTATAGTAAATAAAGGTACTATGTTATGAATGAAGAAAATGACACAACTCAAACAGTAGATCAATTTGATATTGAAGTATGTGAATGTGGTAAGATGATTGAATCTTGCCCTGATGCATATGAACATATGTCTAAGGGATATTAATATGTATGCCTTAACTGTAGACGAAATCAAACCATGGAAGAAAGCACTCGAGCATGCTATTGTTGAGCTATGCGAGTTAACGTTTCTTAATGACCATGAATACAACCACATGAAGCAAACGATACTTGATATACCATACACTGTTCTAGGTCCAGAAGCAGCTGATGAGATCTTCGAGTACGTTGCTAAGTGCCATGGATTCGCAAACTATAAGTACGTAGGAGAATAATATGGAAATTACAACTATAATGTGTGCACTTCTCGTAGGTTGTGCTCTTACATCATATAACATTGGTCTTAAAAAGGGTGCCATGCAGGCACTTAATATATTGGAAAACAATGGTATTATACAAACATCTAAAGACGGCAATATTACACCAGGAGTTAAAAATGACAAATAAAGCAAATGAATACTCGCCAGCATTTCACCAGTATGTTGAATCCTATAGAGATATGCATGGTAAAACACCTACTTTGTCAATGACTCAGTACTTTCTCTACTCATCAGCCAAAAGACAAGCAGAAATGATTGACGAGCTTCATCCCGATGACAATAAACCTGTATCGTAGGTCTAGTCAAGATACGGACTAGTATAAATATATACGTTACTTAAATTTATGGGATAATCGAAAAATGAAAGACTTTAAGGGATTCTTAATAACAGAATCTGCCAAATCTGACCGATACGAAAAAGACGTTGCTGACTACATAGACTCAATGGATGGTATTAAGGCTGAACGCCCCAGAGTATCGGCAGCGTATGCAGATGTAAAACTAACCAATGACGCTGGTAAGAAGACCTGGTTAGAAGTCAAAATGAATCATACCGATAATCTATCTAATCCTCGAATATTCTTCGACGGCAAACAATGGGCAACAACATATAAGACTCCAGCAGCGAAGTATGCTGTAGAGCAAATCAATAAGTCAAAACAAGCAAAAGAGTTTATCGATGCTATCGGTAACTTTGCTGGCATTGATAACCCTAAAGTTCCTACTACTAAGGGTGGACTTAAAGATCCTAATGCTATTCCATTAGATGTTATGAAAGAATACTTTAATCAGCCTGGTGTTAATAGATACATTATGGACTTACCAAACATTGATCTAGGTAAGATAGTAACTGATCATTATCTTATTGGTAAGGCAGAACCAGCAACATATATGTCTGCAAAAGATGACTTCTATATGATTGGTAATAGTAATCCATTAAACGTGCCTAGAGACGTTCCCTTATTAAGCGGCACTGGTAACTTTAGAATTAGAGTATCAACTAGATCTAATTCATATGAAGTACAAGCAGAAATCAAAATAGCAAAAATGCCAGCATCTAAATATTCAGTAATGCCAGGCACTAAAAAGAAGAATCCATTCGAATGAAATCATTAAAGGGTTATCTATCAGAAGCTTCTGGTAAGAACACGCACATGAAACATATTGAAGATCTTGTCCTCGATGGTGGAGTGAAAGGTGCACGTGAAGCAATTAACGCGCTTAGATCATTAAGAGATATGTTAGCAGGAAATTCTAAGTCTTCTACTGACGTTACAGTGAAATGGGACGGCGCTCCCGCTGTATTTGCTGGTGAAGATCCACGCGATGGTAAATTCTTTGTCGCTAAGAAAGGAGTTTTTAACGCTGATCCTAAGGTATATAAAAGCCATGACGACATTGATGCTGATACTCAAGGTGACCTGAACAAGAAACTAAAGATGGCATATGATAACCTAAAAGATTTAGGTATTAAACAAGTCATACAAGGTGACTTCATGTACGATAGAGGCGATCTTAAGAAGCAAAAGATCAATGGAGAATCATACATTACGTTTCATCCAAACACTATATTATATGCAGTTCCTGTTGATTCAGATCTAGGCAAAACAATTGCTAGGTCTAACATTGGTATCGTATGGCATACTGTTTATACAGGTGGATCATTTGAGAATATGTCAGCTCAGTTTGGTAAGTCAATAGTTAGGACGCTTAAGTCATCTAATAAAGTTTGGATGATTGATGCAACTCTAGATGATATGTCTGGTACTGCTATTATGACTGCATCTGAAACTGCAGAAGTGACCAAATCGCTATCTAATGCTGGTAAGATATTTAATAAGATTTCAGCATCAACGCTAAAAGAAATCGAATCAGAGAAAGAACTTAACCTTATAATCAATACATATAATAACACTAAAGTGAGAGCAGGTCAACGCATAACTAACACTAAGTCTCATGCTAATGGTCTTATTGACTTCGTTAATACACGTTACTCTAAAGCCATTGATAAACTAAAGACCGAAAAGGGTAAATCTAGAAAGGCCAATGCCCGTGACGAACTTATTGCTAAATTCTTTAATAAGGACAATCTAAAGAACCTAACAATGGTATTTGATCTACAGAATGCTATCGTAGACGCCAAGCTGGCCCTTATAAATAAACTTAATACGTTATCAAATATAGACACCTTTGTAAAAACAAAGGATGGATTTAAAGTAACTAATCCAGAAGGGTTTGTTGCTATTGATCGAATAGGTGGTGGAGCTGTTAAACTCGTTGATAGACTTGAGTTTTCATCTAACAACTTCTCAAAAGATATTATAAAAGGGTGGGATTCCCCAACAAGGTAAAAAAACTATGGACTTTAAATCGTTTAAAGAAATACTACAAGACGCTGACGGCAATATTGATGAAGCGTTAACAATGCAACAAAGACTTAAAAGAAAAGTAGCATTTAAAAAAGCTAAATCTAAAATTGCACTTGGTAGAAAGAAAGCAGCAAAGCGACTTGCGTCCCCTGAGAAACTTAAAGGACGCTCTGAAAAGAAAGCTCGCGCAGTCTTTATTAAGAAACTGCTTAGAGACAAAGATAAGACTGAGTTATCATTTGCTGCTCGACAAGGCTTAGAGAAGAAGCTAGATCGTAAGAAAGCTGCAATTAAAAAGTTAGGTAAGAAGCTATTACCTGGCGTACGTAAAGCAGATAGAGCAAAACTTTCTAAGAATAAAGACAAATAGGAAACAATAATGACGTTTCGTTCATTTAGTGATTTTATATCCGAAGAAGTAAAAGAAGTATCATTCGTATTTGGTAGATTTAACCCACCAACAAACGGTCATGAGAAACTATTCGATGCATTAAAGAAGAATTCTAAAGGTACATTTAGAATCTATGCATCCTTTTCTCAGGACGCAAAAAAGAACCCGTTATCTCATAAGGATAAGGTTAAATTCTTGCGGAAGATGTTTCCTAAGTATGCTCGTAATATTATGGCGGATAAAGATGCGCGCAACGCATTAGAAGTATGTTCTAAGTTATACGACCAAGGCTTCAATAAAGTAACAATGGTTGTTGGTGATGATCGTCTAAAAGAGTTCAATAGACTACTCAATAGATATAATGGTGAGAAAGGTCGACATGGATTCTATCAGTTTGAAGATGGAATTAATGTTGTTTCTGCTGGCCAAAGAGATCCCGATGCAGAAGGCGTATCTGGAATGTCAGCTTCTAAAATGAGACAAGCCGCTGTTGACAATGACGTAGCAACATTCGCTAAAGGCATGCCATCTGGGTTTAAAGATGTAAAGGATCTATTCGCCGCAGTACGCAATGGTATGGGTCTTAAAGAAGAACGAGCACATATACAACTAAAGCACGTATCTGATATACGTGAATCATACGTTGCTGGCAGATTATTCGCTGAAGGTGATAAAGTTACTGTAAAGGAATCACAAGAAACTGCAACTATTGTTATGACTGGTGCTAATTACCTAATGCTAGAATTTGCTAATGGTGAAAGAAAACGCACTTGGTTGGATCAAGTTGAACTAGTAGAAGCAAAGGTACGTGTTACTAAGATATACCATACATCGTTTCAAAAGACCCGTCCTTTCAGTAACCCAATGTGGTTTGCCGTAGATATTAAACATGCAGTAGATGGTTGGTATGTTAATGCAATGGACAATCATAATAGTGGATTCATATATGAAGCTAAACCTAAAGGCGAACTTGCACAAGAAGATGATGCTAAAGTAAAGACACTATTCAAAGACGCTAAACTGAATATGTCTGATTACATTGTTGATTTAGTTGAGAATCCTACTCCTAAAGAAGTATTGTCAATGAAGGAAACACAATTGCTAATCGACAATGGATATAGTGGTTTTGTTTATAGTGATTACGATCCAAGAAACTTCAATAGAGATGCACCAGCCTTACTGATGTTCGATGCAAAGAAAGATACTGCTCCATGGAAATTAATAAAGGATTCTACAAAGATTAAAGAATCAGTCGAAATTAACGAAGATAAAGAACTATCTAAGGCTGACTTAGATAACGTTGAAAAGTTTGCAGATAAACTATTTGCTAAGCTTGGTATTGATGTTGAATTCACTCGCCATTTTTTAGATCGAGTCAATGATACCCGCAATAGGAAACAAATTACACAATCTGAATTAATTCGCTTATTTAAACAAGCTCATAGGAAACATGGTAAGGCTATAGTTAAAATGGGTCCAGATGCTGAAGCTGTTCTTAATGATATCAAGACTAATATTAATATGCCATTCGTTCTTGTTTGGAATGGTAAAGAATTAGAAATGGTTGCTAAGACAGTAATGCGTAAGAAGAACTTTGGTACTTCTGATCCTAAGTTACAGGTTGAAGCTCTTGATGTAGGCACTAAGGAGATTGTAGACACATACGCTAAACATACTCCTGGTCAAGGTAGGAAGTTTAAAGGCTTTAGAGCTGTTATGGATAATATCGAGAAAGACCAAAATGAGTTTGAAGAACCTATAACCGAAAAGCTATCTGATTGGTTAATAGATGACAAAATGGTTAGAGCTATTGATAGATTAACGCATCCACGTAAATACAAGAATGCAGTTCGATTCTACTTAGATATGCGTAAGAAGACATCAGGTGATGTTGATAATGCTGAAAAAAGTATGAAGAAAGCAGCTAAGGTAACTGGTACAGATTACAGAAGTTTATCTAAAATATTTCATGATATGGTTAAAAAAGGTGACCTACCTAAGCACCTCGCGTTTGAATCTACTATAAATAATATAGCTGAAGACGTTGGCGATGCAGTCAAAACGACATTGAAGGCGAAAGCAGAAAAATCAGGTATATCGTATTCTATACTTAAAACAGTATTTGAACGTGGTGAAGCAGCTTGGCAGTCTGGTCATAGAGCAGGAACTAATCCTACACAGTGGGGTTATGCAAGGGTTAATAGTTTCATTGCTAAAAAGCCTGGTACATGGGGCAAAGCAGATAAAGACTTAGCTGATAAAGTACGAGCAAATAAGAAATAATTATGAAATCATTTAAAGAACACTGCTGTAACGAATGTGTAGATCAATATGTAGATATTATTGAGGCTGCAGAATATAAGGGAAGAAAGGTAAAACTGAATGATCCCTTCAGAGCTGAAAAGGGTTCTGACAGCAAATTTCATGTATATGTGAAAAATGAAAAGGGTAACGTTATACGTCTTGGGTTTGGTGATCCGAACATGGAAATCAAGAGAGACGACCCCGCTAGATTAAAGTCATTTAGAGCAAGGTTTGGATGTGATAAAGATCCAGGTCCTAAATGGAAAGCAAAATATTGGTCTTGTAAGTTCTGGCAAAAAGGAAAGAGTGTAGGAGACCTACTAAAATAATAAGAAGTATCTCATAAGGAGCAATAGCAATGGATAAGTATGATTCAAAGTTACATGAATCAAATATGCAGGCCACCGACGCGAGAGTTACACGAGTAGAGTCATTTATTGATAAGGTTCGTGAAGATCTAGAAGAAAACACAATACATACTGTAAAAGCGACAAACGAACTAGAGAATATCAAGAGTTGGAGTAAGAAACATAGCGAAGATTTACAGTCAATTGCTACTAAAGTAATAGAAATCGAAAAGTCAATGAGTAAGAATGATGGTTCGAGCCAAGTTATAAATAAAGTAGTACTGATGTTCATAGTTCCAGTAACGATCACAATGTCTGGTGTATTAGTCACTGGCTTAATAAATTATTTAATAGGAAAATAACGGAGTAACACAATGAGATTTAGCGATAAAGCAACCCTTTCAATTGCAGAAGCTGTTCAAGCTGTAATTGAAGGATTACAAGATGCAGATTTAGATGAAAGTAGAATGAGCGAGTTCCATGCGATGATGAAAGATGGCAAATCTGCTGCTGAAATCGCTAAAGCTCTCAAGCTTGACGTAAAAACAGTAAAGACTCTTATGAGTGAAGATACACAACCTACTGAATTAGAAGCTGTTACTGAAGCTAAAGTTAAAAAGTTATCTTCAAAAGAAGAAGCTGCTGTGCTTAAGTTGATCAGCAAGACAAAGACTACTAAAGAGGCAGCCGCTAAGGTGGCAAAGGAAATGAAAATTTCTGACAAAGAGGCATCTGCTGTCGTTAAGATGGTTATGTCTCAATATGAGTCAGCTGAAGTTGCTGAAGATGTTGTCGAGTCAGTTGTTATTTCTGAAGAAGACAAGCAAGCTAAATACCAAGCATTCTTTAAGAAAGCAATGAAGAAGTTTGGTATAGATGATATTACTGATCTTAAAGGCGACAAAAAGAAAGAGTTCTTCGATTACGTTGATGATAACTATGAAGCTGAAGGTGAAGTTGATGAAGTAGCAGAGCCAGAAGCTGAAGGCGAAAAGAAGTTTAAAGCACTACATAGCGTTAAGGTTTCAGAAGAGACTACTGAAGTCGACGAGGCTGCAAAGGAAAACTGGATTGATGGTGTTAAGTACCAGAAAGAAAAGAAAAAGAAAGGTTTTAATAAAGCTGATTGGGAATGGAATTCATCTAAACAGTTATATAAAAGAGTTAATGAATCAGTTGTTCTTGATGAAAACCAAGTTATGAGTGCTCGGTTTAAAGTAGGTGATATGCCTAACAGCGATTTGTTTACTTCTATAGAAAAGTTAAAAACTGCTAAGAAAAAAGCAGAAGCTCAAAAACCAAAAGTTTCTGATCTTACTTTAGTTAAGTCTCTTAATGATGTTATACGTGAAATAGATAAAACAATTAAAGATGCTGAAAAGGTACAAGCTACTGCATCTAATGCAATCGCTAAAGTTGCACCATCTATTAAGAGAACATTCGAGCTTTTAAGTAGAAAGAAATACTTAGTTAATTCAACTGAAGTAGAAGGCGATACCATTGCTGAAGCTGCGACGAAAGTAATTGTTTCAGTCGAATTGTGGAATGGTAAAAAGATGAAAAAGTCTTTTAAGAAGCAATCAGCAGCAGAAGCGTTTATAAAGAAAATGCAAGATGAAGAAGATGTTCGTGGATACAATATGTATGCAGAAGGTCTTGATGAACTACACGCTGAAGCAATTGTAGAAGGCGCTAGCGATAAGATTGCAAAGCAAATGGTTGTTTTAAATACTAAAATCGATCAAATTAGAGGCGATATACAGTCAACTAAAGCTGCTCATCGAGATAACGATATCGATAACGCTAAATTTAAAAAGCTAGATAATGAACATAATAAGCGCTTATCAAAAGCTGAAGCCGAGCTTGATAAATTGTTTGCTAGGTTTAAATCTGTTAAAGAATCTATTGATCTTGATGAACTACATTGTGATGCTGTCGAACTTGATGAAGCCTTTAAACGAATTCCTGGCAATATGATCAATGGTGAATTACCTAGAGCAGCAATGGATCTCGAATCAGTATTAAGAGGTTTAAAAGCTGGTAATGATTTTGACGAAAAGGCTTTCAACAAAGTTTTGGCTGCATTAAATAACGTTAAAAAGTCAGCTAAAAGTTTTAAAAGCGCAGACGATGTTACAATGCCATATCAATACCGTGCTGATCCACGATACAAGAAAGAATCAGCTGAATTAGTAGGCGAAGAGTTATCAGAAGCAATGACTGCCTCAGTCGAGTTATTAGAAGCAAAACCATCTACTGTTATTGTTCTTAGGGTGCCTATGGAACTCTTTAATAAAGCAGGTCAAACCTTTAGAGCAACTGCTCCAGAAAAGCATAAAACGACAGTAGTTGCAGCTTCTAATGATAGGTATTTTGCTATCGCAGGCGAACCTAAAGACTTAGAGAAAATGTTGAAGACCGATCCGTTGCTAAAAGGCAAAGTAGATGTTGACGCGGTCATGGCGACAGCTGTTAAGTTTACCGGTAAGGAAACGTTTTTCCGTCAGAAGGGTGCAAACTTTAAGAACTAATAGCTGAAGTCATGTATATATAATATATGATTAAACTATTTGACACATTAAGTAAAGACAACTTTGAACTCTTCGCAGCACAAAACTACGAGAATCTACAAGCAACTGAGGTAGATGAGTTCAGAGATGATCTTAATAGGTTTAAATACCTTAAGCGCCTCTTGCGAAGATACTCCTCTAGTGGAGATCTTCAAGAGAGGCTTATTCTTAACCACATTATTGTTATATACAACGTATTTGGTATAGAAGCAGCAAATAAGATGCTTTGGTTTAAGACTGATGAAGAACATTATTCAGTTATAAAGCCATTCTTAATATTCTTACACTACCTACCAGAAGATGTATACGTTGAGGTAGGAATGGACACTGATGTAATAAACGCATTGAGAAACTTATGATACGATTAAATGAAAATGCCTTAAGCCGTAGTGCAGACTTCTTTTACGCATTACGATTTTTAAGACTACTAACGACTGATTGGAAAGATACAAACGCGTTTAAGTTTGGTATAGTTGACGACGCTGGTAAAGTATTAAAGAAAGCAAAAGATCTTAAAACATCTGAAGAGAAAGCGACATATA